CCTCTTCAGTTCTAGAATGGTGCATTCTGGGCTGACTCATTATAAATATCACGAATCATTCCCTCGAACTTACCACGGTGGTTCATCAACATAGCTTCAACATTATCAGCGTCTCCGCCTGTAACATTGAAGTTAAGAGTAGGATTATTAGTAACCGAGTTGTTACCACTATTCTGATTAGCTAAGAATGAGGACATATCCTTATTCAAACGCTTATCAACTACTCGCTCACCTTGTTCCAGTAAGTAGGTCCCAGTGTTAGGCACGTTATCGATACCATCGTGGAACTGTCCTTTAACTTTGTTTAACTGTATAGCACCAGCGGCGGCTGTCTTTACACCGGCTAAAATATTAGCTGGGAAAGGTAGCTTAAGTGCTTCCGCTATACCTGTAGCTGTAGACATGATGATCTGCTTAATGGCTGAAGCCTTCTGGAGCATCTGTAGCTTCTTAGACCCTTTAGCGCCAGCGTCAATAACATCTTCCCAGCTACCAGTAGCTAGGTCTGTAGTCATTTGAGCGAAGTCCGCCTTCATGTTAAACAGTTTCTTCATGGCATCCATTTCGATCTGAGATTTAGCCTCAAGATCAGCACGTAGCTGTTCCTGTTCTGTAAGTGCTTTATCTTCTGGAGACGCTATATCTTCAATACCAGCACCGCCATCCTCTTCCTTAGGTGTGAATACTTCAGGAGTGAATATGGATTGAGTGAAGCTATTGTTTCTATTTTGTATCTCAAGTAGCTTAGCCTCTAGGTCCTTAACTTTCTTAGTGGCCTGAGTGGTATCTATTTGAAACGCAATAGGTGTAGCATCATCTAGGAAAGGTATCTTGTTATATATCTCTAACAAGTTGTTAACCTTCTTAAGGGCCTCGGTCAGGAGGTCGTTAAATATCCCAATGAATCCGAGCTTGAAATTAGCAAACCCTAGCTCCATGTTAGTGTAGACCTCTAAGACACCATCACGAATATCGAGGAATGCCATAGTGAACATTCGGCCTAGGTTGCTGAGAGTGTTCTTAGTCTCACCAATCCAGTTTCGGAAGGCCACCTTGATCTCATCGATGTTCTGTATGGCCTTATAGATCCCTACGCCTATTAATGCTATTCCGCCAACTATCCATGTAATCGGGTTAGCCAACATAGCGACGGCTAGTCCGAACATAGCAGTAGTTAATGCGGCTATACCGACTAAGACTATAGCGCCAGTCATGACACCAAGGCCTACAGCGATCTCGTCAGCGTATTTAGCCATAGACGTTAAAGCAGGCTCAGCGTTCTTCATGAACTTAGTAGCGGCCTGAGTGATTCCCCTAAACAGATCGTTAATACCATTCTCAGCGACTACCATCTGTAACTCTTCTAACTGCGAGTTGAATAATAGTAGATCACCGTTGAGGCTATCCATCTGTGTAGCGGCCATCTTCTCAGCGGCCTTACGTGCGTTATCTAGTTTCTTCTTAAGTGCATCAGCACCCATCAGACCTTCATTCATAAACTGCATCATTGCAGAACCAGCACGACGACCGAATATAGCGATCATGTCTTGCTCATCACCGCCAGCGGCTTTAAGGTCAGTAAGAATGTCAGTAAGTCCACGGACCTTACCTTCAGCATCCTTAGTGTGTACACCAAGTCTTCGGAGTGTCTTAGCTTGTTGAGTCATAGCGCCCGTAGAGTCTGCGATTGCTTTCTCTGTGAGGCCACCAGTAGTCGCTAGAGACGAGAACGCTCCTCGTAATGCTGTACCAGCCATAGACCCTTTTATACCAGCGTTAGCCATCATACCGATAAGCGTAGAGGTCTCTTCGATCTCCATACCCATTGCTCGTGCAGACGGAGCGGCGTAAGACATAGCGGTCGCTAGGTCTGTTAGATTTGTATTACTTTTTGCAGTTGTTACTGCTAGTACGTCAGCGGCTCTCTCTAGTTCAGTACTAGACATGCCCAGACCCTTCATGATGTTGGTCATAAAGTTCGCTGTATTCTGTACACTTGTTTTCGTTGCGGCGGCTAGGTCCAAGGTAGGGCGTAGCGCGTCATTAATTTCTCTTACATTTAAACCAGCTTGCGCTAGGAATGCTCCAGCTTGTGCTGTTTCTGTTGCTGTGAATCTGGTAGCTTTTGCGGCGTTACGCATAGAGACTGATAGCTGATCTAGTTGTTTCTTAGTAGCTCCGGTCTTGGCGGATACGTCCTGTAGTGCTTCTGTGAAGTTACCGTAGGTCTTAGCAGACTCTATGAATATCTTACCTGCGACGGCCCCGACTGCTACGAAGGCGGCGGTGGCCGCTTTAGCAGACTTAATCATCTTACCGAATGAACCCTCGGCGGCTTTAGAGGCCTTATCTAGATCCTTACGGAATTTAGCACTGTTAGCCACCAGATCGACTGATAGCCGACTGATAGTAGCCATGTTTAACCCTTCTAATGTTTTATTTTAATAGACGTGTAGTTCGACGTGCTTGTGTTTTAGCAGACTTCTCTATGCCCTTTCTGAGGTGCATTCTGAATCTGAGGATAGTAGAGCGTTCTCTACCCTGTATAGCTGGGCGCATGAACGGTTGAGCTTTAGTTCGTGCGTTTCCATATTCGATATTAAGAGCTTGGTGTCCAGTCATACCATCCTTCTTACTAGCGCGACCTGCTGACACCGAGGCGATCATAGAGGCCTTGCGACCGGACTTACGTAACCTACGTACATCGGTAGTAGCTGATACCCGAATAGTCCCGTACAGACCTCCAGTGGCCCTAGGGACGTTGTTTCTAACACTAGCGGCGACCGGCTCCATTGCGGATCTACCGGCGGCCTTTAATACTTTCTTTTGGAGATCGAAGTCTAACTCTCTAAGAGATTCGTGAAGTTCTTTAAGGCCTGAGACCTTAACAGTCATGAAGTCCTTTTTAGCCATTTGTTTTCTCCGATAATGATTTGAATAGGGCCATTTGCTGACCTTGTATCTTCTTGCGGTCCATAAAGGACATAGACTTCGGTTGTTGATAGATACTAATGAAGTCGGTAGGTTGTAGGACCTTTTTACTTCCAGCACAGTTTGCTGTAGTTGCGGCTATGAGACCGGCCCTGTAATCCTCTCTAGCAGGACCGAACGGCTCAATAGAGTAATAGGCCATCCACTCGGATAGCTCTTGAGAGGATAGGCTGTTCTCTAACTGACGGACGGTCATACCAAGATGACCAGCCAAGCGGAACTTAAATCGCCTAGCTGGGTCTCGTTTTAGTTTCCCTCAAGTTCGCTCACGTCTTCGTCAGACATACCGGACATAGACCTAGCTATGTCGAACAAGCGGTTAACTACCTGAGCGTTCTTCTTGCCTAGCTCGATAGCGTCGCTATCTTTAAATATACGCTCACCATCAGCATCACATACTGATAGGACTACCAGACGTGCGCGGAGGTTGTCTAGGTTAGCTGAAGATCCTATAGATGCCTCAAACTGGTCACGCTCTCGCGCAGTTAAGCCTCTGACACACACATCCCCTCCCCACTCAGGGACGGCGACTTCTTTCACGTCTAAGTCAACGGCTTTAAAAATTGATTTACGATCTAACATGATATGTCTCCTAAATATTTAAAAATCAAATAATAGCCCACTCCGTAGAGTGGACCGTTATAAAGTTACTGTATAAATTAAACAGTAGTAAGATCAAAAGCGACAGCGCCATCGATAGCTATTTCGACGTTTGCAGTTACTACGTCTTCTACTGGAGTATCGATAGAGTATGAAGCAATGTAGCCAGTAAACTGAGCCACAGCGTTCTCTGCTCCAGAGATCCACTTAACAGCGAAAGTCTGAGCAGTACCAGCATCGTACTTAGCTTTAAGAGCAGTGTGGCTAGTGTCGCCAGCTACCCAGTTAATAGTGAGGGATAGAGTACCAGAGTCCTTCTGACCTACTAACTTCTGCTTGTATGCAGAGCCGTAGCTGTTGTACTCGATGATGTTAGCGGATAGCTCTAGGGTACCTACTGAAGATACCTCGGCGACCTTTGTACTTGCGTCAATAGTCCCGTCGATAGCCGAAGTCATGTGTAATTCTGTAGCTAATCCGTGGAATGGAGATGCGATTGCGCTCATTATAATATTCCTTAGTTTGTGTATATGTTTAAAATAAGTATATTCCGATAGAGCTTCTGCTCTTCTTCATACGTATTGATTGCTGATTCTACGTGGGCACCTGTTACAGACGATGCTCCCATAGTTCCTGTCATACCGTTAAGCTGGGTGTTTATATGCTCTGAGAGTTGTCTCATAGAGACATAGCTAGGACTATAAACAGAAAGGGTTACGTTATATCTGATAACAGATTCAAGACTACCTATCTGAGCTAGAGGAAAACCAGCGCCGATATCGTAAACGATGGCCGTGGTTGTAATGTCTTGAGGAAGTCTGAGAGCGTAAACGTCCGTTCCTACCATGTTACTGATATTACTGTTAGACAGTAGGTGAGTTCTAAAATCAATATCTATCATGATCGTTCCTCACATATCATTTGAATCTCGCGGTCCCTTAACATCACATTAGCTATAGAGCTAATCTCTAAATGCATACCCTTTAAACTTATGTAAGCATTACGTGGTAGCGTTGTTAGCTCGGAGTAATAGCGAAACCGTAGGTCATACTCTGTCTTACTAACTACAGAATCAGACTCTACAGTCTCACGCCGTGGCTTAGTTAAAGCACTACAGTGGTATGTGCCTAGTTGTGTATAGCTCTGCTCGACTTCGCCCCATTCGTTCGGAGCGGTAGAGGGTATGTAGATTGTTGCTTTGTTTGTTAGCTTACCTGATCTCATAACTACCTCAACTTGTAAGGGTGAAGGAGATCCTTAGCCGCTATTATAGGCTTTAGAGACTTAATGTTCGTACCGACTATCTCGTTCTCACGGTTCTCCCAAAGACTAGCCGCTATTAACAAAACTGCTGACTTTACGGGTGCCGGAGCGTCTTCTGGAGGCATACCAACTACGTAGGTAATAGTTACGGTCTCAGGATCTGTGGGCGCAACATTTGTAGGCCATTCTTCACCTATAACTGGATACAAATAACCTACACCGTTGCGATGGATCAGCCGGTAGTCTGTGAGTGCCTGTACATTAAAGCTACTATCATAATAGTTGAACGACGTTATAGATGACACTGGGCCACCTGTCAGCTTTAAAGGCGCGTTAGATTTGAGTGTCTCGAAGCTAGTTACGACAGTCTGCGAACTGAGCTTACGGCCTGTGTACTGCTCAGCGAATGCTGTAGCAGTGCTGATCATGATAGCGGCTTCTGTTAATTCTGAGGAGTCAGCGGTAAACCGTAGGTGTTTCATTAACTCTTGTGTGCTAATTGGATT